GGAGCTGGAAACAGCCGCGTCCTTCCACTCCCTGGCAGCCTGGAGGCCGTCGTGGAGCCGGATGCTTAAGGGGATACATGCCCAGCTGCGTTCATTGCCAGCCAAGATACCAAGACCACCGAACATATGCCCGTGGATATACTCTGGTTTAGCAGAGTTTTCGGATTCCTGAAACAGTTTCTTCACTCCGGGCATCCGCCGCCCTTCTTTGGACTGCTTTACCCCGTCCCCCACAAGGACATGGAAACCGCCTTCCTGATAAAGTGGGGAGTATTCCTTCACCGCCGAAAACCAGCGCAGACGTAGATTTTCCAGCGACCAGGAGGATGAGCGAAAAAAATGGATCATGGAACCATAACATCCCGGACAAAGCGCAAGATCGCGGATAACAGAAGTAATACCAAGCTTGTCGGAACGCAGCATCAGGCCCAGGGTAATGGTAACAAACCAGCCAAAAGATGCTTTACGGGAAAAACAGGATTCAAAATGGCACAGGACTTTATTAATAAAATTCATCATAATCGTATGGAAAACCACTAGAAAGTATGGTAAACTTATACACAGAATAACTCTTCTGGTGGTTTGTATCTTTCTTAAGTGTTGGTAACTTAAAGATACCATAAATTCATCCTGAAGGGTTATTTTTTTACAAAAAACTTTTTACTCTCAAGTATTATATAGAAACATTTTTAAGGAGGTCTGTTTATGAAGCAGGGTACATTGTTTTATGATGAAAAAAATAAGAGGTATGATTTCCATTACATTGATGGGAACGGGGGCAAGCGTGACTATGGCGGCATCAACTGTGGGGAGGTTTTCGAGTTTCGGCTGAATGAAGTCTGGATTCCTGCCCGTGTGGAGATGGGCATAGACAGGAAATGGTATCTGGTCGGGCTGCCTGGACTGAAGCTGGACGGGCTGGAGGTGCGCATAGAATAGGCTATCAGTAAAATTATATTACCAGTATAATGACAAAACGGAAAATTGGTGTTATAGTGGTTACAGTTAGAAAACAAAGCGGACCGGATGAGTCCAGAAAGGAAAAGATCATGGCAACAGTTAATTTCGCTACGAATGGCTTCGCATATTATCTGCATAGCGAACATTATGAGGCACTGTTCAGTAAAGAAAAAGAACAGAGTCTGGTTAAGATGCGCTCATGCAAGATAAGAAAAAGGCGAAAAACTGTGTGATGCCCGGTGGCAGCTCTTTTGGGAGGAGGCCGGAAATAGAACATGGATTTCATGTACCGCTTATCTTAAATGAGGTAGGCGGTATTTTTATGTTCCATTAGCTCAGTTGGGAGAGCCCAAGGGATAAAGGACATCCCTGACTTTTAATCGAGGGGTCATGGGTTCAAGCCCCATATGGAGCATTACCGCCTGGATATTTAGTTCAAATAGCAGGAGGTGAGGATCATGGTGAACATGCCGGTTATAGATATGGTAAGGACAGGGCAGAACATAGGAAGGCTGCGGAAGCAGGCAGGATTGTCAGTAAAGGATCTGCAGGATATTTTCGGTTTTGCCACACCGCAGGCCATATACAAGTGGCAACAGGGTGCTGCCCTGCCGACCATAGACAATCTGGTGGCGCTTGCAGCGGTTCTGCAGGTACGCATGGATGATATTCTGGTCACTGATACGGCAGCGCAGGTACAGATCAGCGCATGAATGGAAGATAAGAAAACAATAAGATAATTGCAGGCTGGGAGATGCCTGCAGCAAGGTCCCCTAGTCTAAAGGTTAGGACACCGGCCTTTCAAGCCGGAAATGCAGGGTTCAAGTCCCGTGGGGATCATTATGGCTCCTTGGTCTAAAGGTCAGGACGCCGGTCTCTCAAGCCGGAGATGTCGGGTTCAAGTCCCGCAGGAGCTACTGTGTCTAGACGTCACTGATGATACAAGGATAATTACTTATATCCCTAATTTACACGTTTCTACACGGTTTCTTATGTAATGAATATAGGCGAAGTATTCCTAAAATAGTTAAGAGATTTCGTCCTAATGACGATATATCTATTAAGATTCATAAAGAATCTTGTTTTAGTAACTATCGTTTTATGTGTCGACGTATTAGAGAGGTTGGTGGTTATGTATGTCAAGAAGCCACGAATTAGACAGGCTGAAAGCTGAGCAAGATGCAGCATTTCAGCGCAAACAGGAAGCATATCAGAATTACAAATGTGCCAAAGAAAGCACAGACATTGCCCATGATGTTATGCAGAGAGCATGGGACGAACGTGTTCGTGCACGAGAGAAAATGAATGAGGCTTTTGAACAACGCAAGGAGTCCTTTGAACATCACGATTCCGTTTGGGGAGAGTATGCGCGTATTCGAGATTATAATAATTCGCAGATTGAATCGCTGAAGTATGATGCTGATTACGAGCATCGTGCCATGCAAGATTGTTTTGACCGAGCTAGTGATGCTTATACATATGGCAACAAATCGGAGGCTCCAATATTGTCTCAAGAAGGACATGAACATAAGGAACGTCGAGATGAACTTAATGCAGAAATTAGCAGGCTTGCCAATGAAGTAAAATCCGCCAAGGCATCTGCCGAGATGCGTGCACCAAAAGTAGATTCTTCTAGTTTTGAATCTGCCAAAGCAGAATTTGAGCGGTTAAAAGAAATTCATGAATCCGCTCAAACAGAATTTAAGAACCAGAAAGCGGAAAGAGATAGATTGAAGTGCATATTTGATGCGCTCCAAGAAGAACATATGCGATGCCAGAAAGCCTTCCAAAATAGACTCGCGCTGATTAAATCGGATAATCAACGTGAACGCGATACAATTCTAGATAAAGCGGGGATTGCTTATTACGAACGAGAAGATGCTAAGATTGTTCAAAAGAATGATGGTACTACCCAAATCTATCACGGTGGGGTTGGTGGAGGCGATGGTTTAGGACATGGTCACACAGCTATTGATAATAATGGAAATGTAACTTATGCTCGAGGAGCATTTGAGGAGCATGGTGGGGAGAATTATGTGGAGAGTCGTCTTGCTATTGGGACAGATTATTTCGATGGCAAACCAGCTAAGGTGCGTCAAAAACCCGGAAAACCTGAGGGGTGGCGGGATGTATTTTTTGTCAATTCAGGAAATATAGGCGACGACATCGGCCATGGACACATTGTTCTTGACCCCGATAATAATGTACACTATTATCGAGATGTATGGCAAGAGCATCGCGATGAGAATGGACGGCGGGATGATTTTTTAATAGACGAAGATGCAGATATAAAAAAACAAGGTGATACTCATAGAATATAATATCTAAAGCCAGCAACAATTTGCTGGCTTTTATAGTATAATGTGCGTATGGAACGTTCAAAAGACCAATTGGAAAGAATTATGAAGGCATATGGTTGTAGTGATTTTGTCTTTGACGGCTCAATGAAAGTCGACCCAGATACATTTTTGTATTTTTACCATAAAGACGCAAAGCAATATGTGCTTTTGGAAACAGATTATTTAGGACGTGAATATATGACAGATTACCCATATATATATTGGATTATGATTATTATGAAAACAAAACTATTAGCATAATGGTCAAAGGCGATATACCAATCAAAGATAAAACTTATGCTGGAAACACAATACTCTTCGAGAGATAATTTATAGGGTATGTACGGTATAATTATAAAATACAATGAATTGGAAGGAGAGAATAATTTTTAGTAAAATACCGCTGTCTCTACCATGCATAAAGCCCACAGATTTCTCTGTGGGCTAATATTAAGACAATTTTGTCTTCTAAGGTGCTTAGTTTTATTTTGTGGATTTTGGTGTTTCTGCGGATAAATCTATGGTTATAACTGCTCCGTCATAAAACCTGAAGCTCAATGTTTTATCCAACGATACCGTAACATTTTCTATCATGGCATTCCAAAGGTCAGCATCAAATTCAGCTATATAGTCAGTTTGTTCCACTAGGAAACTCATAGAACGTGCGACCTGTTCCTTCCGTGTCTGTTGGTCAAGGAGCTGCTTCCTGATACTGGCTATTTTTTCCTCCTGTTCCTGACAGGCCGCATCCATTTCGTTAAACTTACGGTTGTATTCAGTCTGGTCCTGTATCTGCCTTGTATTTTCCTCCATGTATTGACGAAGGTTTGCCAGAAGCCGGGCGTGTTCAGACGTCGCCGCATGAAGCTGTTCTTCCAGGAGACTGGTGTCACTTAGCTCTGTCTGTATTTCTTTTAGTCTGGCGATATGGCTGGCTTTGTCATCTAACAACTGGTTAAAGGCTGTTACAAAAGCATTTTTAATCTCATCTTCATTTAAGTTTGGAGTACTACAATGAGACTCATTATCATATTTACAGTTGCACTGCCAGATAGATTTACGGTATTTACTGTTACTGTGCCAGACTTTTCTGCCATAGAATCCGCCACATTCACCGCAGATAATCTTTGCATTGAGCGGGCTGCTGCGGTGCAGCTGATGGCGGTGTGGTCTTCGTCGTTCAATCTCTTTCTGCACCAAGTCAAAAGTTTCAGCATCAATAATGGCCGGGTGCGAGTTTTCAATATAATACTGCGGAACCTCGCCACAGTTCTTTTTAACCTTCTTGGTTAAAAAGTCTGCTGTATAAGTTTTCTGGAGTAGAGCATCACCTTTATATTTCTCATTTTGGAGAATGCTCATAATAGTAGAAACACTCCATTTTTTCTTCCCGGCTGGTGTAGGTATGCCCTTCGCAGTAAGATGATCGGCAATTGACCGTACTGTCGAACCGCCAAGAAAAAGCTGGTAGATTTCACGGATAATTTCAGCCTCATGCTCCACAATCCTAGGCAGTCCGTCCTCGCCTTTCTCATAGCCTAGAAAATGTTTATAGGCAAGCGAAAATTTGCCTTCCTCCATTGACCGCCGCTTGCCCCATGTCACGTTTTCGCTGATGGAACGGCTTTCTTCCTGTGCCAGACTCCCCATGATGGTCAGCATCACTTCGCCTTTGGTACCAAGGGTATAAATGTTTTCTTTCTCAAAATACACCTCTACTTTATGATCTTTCAGGGTACGGACGGTCGTGAGGGTATCGACCGTATTGCGAGCGAAGCGGCTGATGGATTTTGTTAAAATCAGGTCGATTTTGCCGCTTAATGCGTCATTAACCATCCGGTTAAACCCTTCCCGTTTTCTGATATTGGTACCGGAAATACCTTCATCGGTGTATACGTCAATAAACTCCCAGCTAGGATTGCCTTTGATGTAGCGGGTGTAAAATTCCACCTGTGCTTCGTAGCTTGAGAGCTGTTCCTCGGAATCAGTAGAAACACGCGCATAGGCGGCTACTCGTTTTCTGGGCTGTTCTATGTCTGGAGTACTTGATGTCAGGCTGGCCCGGCTTTCGATTTTCTGTACCGTTCTAACTGTTTTTGCCATTTTTGTTCACCCTTTCTCTAAATTGTAATTGGCGGTCGCGTGCGTCCTGTTTCATACTCTCAGTCCAGCTTTCTTTTCTGGAAGAGTGCTGCCACGGTACCTCTATGATACGGCCGTCAGTCAATACGTAAATTAGCTGGTTGTGTGCTGGTACTTGTATTTCTTTAATATGCTGAAGCAGCATCTCACGATCTAATTCTGCCACGTTCAAAACTTCTAAGGTTTTACTGATTATAATGTTTTCCGGAATCTGCTGTGAGGGGCATTTACTTTTTCCATGAGTGTTATAGGTTTCGCAAATCCAGACCGGCTTGGCATATTTACTGTTGTTATTGGCTGTTTTTCTCCGGTATGTCCGTCCACAAATTCCGCAGTGTAGCATTCCTGTAAACAAATGTGGATCGGATGACCCATGTTTCCAGTAATAGGTTTCTTCGCGATGTTTTAACTCCAGTTGAACCTGTCTGAACGTTTCCCGGTCAATGATCGCTTCGTGATTATCCTTAACCAGATACATTGGAAGCTCGCCGTGGTTTATGACTTTTTTCTTACTGATATGGTCTGACTGATAGGTCTTCTGTAACAATAAATCGCCGACATACCGCTCATTGCGCAAGATCCCGTATATGGTGCTTATGCTCCAGAATTTACTGAACTTAGCTGGTATCCCCATATTGGTGAGTTTTTTGGCGATGGCTCCCTTGCCCATTCCGGAGAGAAAATCCGTAAATATCATCTGGACAATCTGGGCTTCTTCCGGTACGACATAAATCAGGCCATCCTTTAAACGATATCCCAGCATATTCCCATTTACGGGACATCCCTGCTCGAACATTTTGCGGATGCGCCATTTGCAGTTTTCTGAGGCCGACCGGCTCTCTTCCTGTGCAAAGGATGCCAAGAGCGTCAGCATCAGTTCGCCGTCCATGCTCATGGTGTGGATATTTTCTTTCTCGAAATAAATATCTATCCCCAAAGATTTCAGTTCACGTGCAGTTTCCAGTAGTGTCAGGGTATTGCGCGCCAGTCTGGTGACGGATTTTGTAATCACCATGTCAATTTTTCCATTTCTACAGTCTGTAAGCAGCCGTTGGAACTCTGGTCTGCCTTCTTTGGTGCCAGTCAGGGCTTCATCAGCATAGATTCCGGCAAGCTCCCAGTCCCCCCGATTACCAATATAATTATTGTAATAACTGATCTGAACAGACAGTGAATGGAGCTGGGCATCTTTTCCCGAAGATACACGGGCATAAGCTGCAACTTTCTTGCGCTTTACAGGTGCAGGTGCGGTCTGATTTAGTTTTGTAATTTTTCTCATAATACTGCCTCCATTTCGTTTTGGGTTTTCGCCACCCTAAAGTTGGAGGGGATTCTAAAGAATCCCCTCATAAATAAGGTTCTACAGTTTTCTTATACGGTCGATGCCATAAACGACACCGAGGTGGGAGCCGCAGTCCCAGTCTACAAATACAGTGCCGGTATCATCTACCAAGTTGACTGTACCTTGCTCGCCGGGAGATAATCTGCTATATGGATCATCCATATTTATCAGCTCCACCCGGCAGCCTTCAGGATACTGCTCCCGTATCCGTTCCACTGTTTTTCTGCTGGGAAAGCTGTTATTTCCCATAAGGATCACCTTTTTGGTTTTCTGATTTGGGTGTATCAGTGACAGTAACTTCAAATGTAATCATTCCTGTGTCCGTCTCAGTCTGTTCTGGTCGGTGTCCTGATTTCCAGCTGCTGTTTCCGGTCAGGTTGCCAAGCAGTATCTTTCTGGCTGTTTTATATTCATCGCCGATAAACCCCAGACGGATTAAGAAAAGACGCAGGGTGAATTTATCATTCTGGGTATCTTTTTCTTTTGCTGTGACACGTTTTTGTGTCCGCGCCATTTGACAGAGGGCGGTAGCTAGCTGACAGTAAGCTTTTACCTCTCCTTCCAGCCCATGCAGGGTAAACCAGGGGAATTTAAGGGAAGCGCCAGTGTCAATGATTTTAAGGGTGTCGGTCTGAAGCGCTTTCTTTAGTACAGTACTTTTGCTGGCAATAATCCTTTTGAGGTTCAAAATCTTCTCATCGGTCAGTCCATTCTTTGGTATCTCAACCGTGAGAGTATTAGTATCTGTCTCATCACTTGCAGGCTCATACCCCTGTTCCTTGAGGCAGTTAAGCAGCTGCTCAATTTTCTCAGGTTCTGTATCTTCCCGGAAGGACAGGATACCATTTTTATCGACACTACAGCAGCCGATGTCATAGACAAAAGTCGGAGCTTTCAGGTAAACAGGAGCCTCACCTAATATATTGCTGACTGCCTGCACCAGTGCCTTGCGTTCTGCGCCTGTCCGGTTATAGCTATATTGAATGCTCATAGCATTTACTCCTTTCTTTCTGGCTTACACTATCTATCACTCAGACCATGTAAAAAAGCAAGTCTGATGATCAGAATCATGTAAAAAATCTGTGGACTAACTGCGGCCGCCCCTAAGAATAAAATCTATGTATTCTTCACGGTTAGCCTGAATAAACACTACCAGTTCATAAAAGCCTTCACGGTTGGCAATATATTGGACAGCATAGGCATCAAACATATTGGTTTCGGCTGTTGCCCGGATGGCTAAAATCTGCTGTTTAACGATTTCGGTCATAGCAATCACACTCCCTTCATGGATTCATCTGCCGCCTGATGTAAAATGTTTTCATCAAATCCGGCACTTTTGTAGCCTGTCATAATCGTCTCAAGATATCCCGTGGATGGGATGCCGTAAGGATGATTTTCCTCATTCATGATGTAGGCCATTGCAGAAATCTGTCTGTCATTCAAGATGATTCTTAAAGTCTCTTTGCGGTAAAGATATGGCCAGCCCTCATAGCGGTCAAGAGCCTGCTCATCCTGTGGGCGGAGTTTCCAGACCAGGACTGGTACATAATATCCGGGGCTGCGTTCAATGGTAGCAACCGCAGAACCGTTAGCCCCACGGAACATCAGCCGCCAGTTCTTCAGGATTATCTGTCCGGCTACCTCTGCGGTGGGGCAGCGATGTGCCATCTGTGTGAGGTTTAAGTTGGAACCATAGGCGATATAAAATCTTTCCGCATGATGATTCAGGTTACTGGTTTTAGCTGGATTATTCTTCATTGCTGTTTCCTCCACTTTCTACATGATGTGTGTCAATATGGCTTCTGACATTCTCACGCGAACCATACCGCCAGGCAGCATTGCCATCAAGGTGCTTGTACAGATGTTCCCGGCAGCTCTTAAACTCATCACCGATAAAGCCGATGCGGTTTAAGTAGGTGCGCATGGCAAAACGTTCATTCTCTTCCTGGACTTTATGGTATCTGGCACTTTTCTGTGTCAGTGCCTGATGATTAAGCGCCAGGGCAAGGACAACATATGCCCTGATTTTTCCGGCATGCAGTGTGCCGTTAAACCCCCTGAGTTCTACAGTGTGATTTCCATGGAAGAAACTGTGCAGGTTCAGAAAGTGATAACGGCTGTCATGATAATGCGTATTCCGGTTACGGGGATATCCCTCGTACCAGATATTCTCAACCTGCTTGAGGGATACGGGTTTTACCTTGTTAATCCTCTCTACCAGATAGGCATCCATCTTTTTGCAATACCTTATCCTTTCCGGCGCAATCTGCAAGGCCTTATAGAACAGGTCATTGCGGCTGGCAATGATATTGATGAAGTTGCGGATGCTTCTGGTCGTGTGTTCGTTTCCGTCCAGATGGATATGGATACCGCAGGAGTTATTGCAAAATCCTCCGGCCTTCCTCAGCCTCCTGGCCAGTCCCTGCAAGGTGTCAATGTCCTCGCGGTAAAGCAGGATGGGGCTGACTAACTCCACACTATATTTGTTGTTAGCGGCGATAATCTGTCCGTTCTCTTTGCGCTGGCATTTGAGACTTCCATCATACATGAACTTCCAGATTCTCCCGTCTTCAGCCCGGACTTCGTAGACTTCATAATATCCGCCCGTAAAGCTGGCGCTGCATCCGAGATAGCCTGCGGCGGTTTCTGCCGCTTTCTGACGGGTAATACCCGTAAATTCGATTTCGATCCCAAAACTCTTAGTAAACATTTGGCTCTGCCCTCCTTTTTTTGCAGCCTGATGTCAGTCGCTAAGAGGGCATCCTGCGATGCACCTCATGAACTGAGCGCACCGTAGCTGCCAAAACTGTTAATTGGTTACTTTTAGCTTATAATCCTGATACCTCCTCTCAAACTCATTTATTCTGCCAGTTTGTCCAGATAAGACAGCAGGCATTGTATTTTGCGGTATATAGCTATAAAAAATGAGTAATATTGCCGCGCATATACCGCTGTTATAAGAAGCCGGCTACAAGTTAGCGCCTTGTCATTATGGTAATCCCTCCCCGTAACGGCTGAGATTGTAGCAGTCCCGTCCGCAGTATCGGCGATTTTTATTTCCAAAACTGATAAACTTTTCTCCGCACTGGCGGCAGGTCAGGATATATGGCTGTTTATGCCGGCTGTGATTCCACCACGCATAGCGGCACTGGTCGCAACAGAAAATTCTTTTTCTGCCCCCGGAAATCTCGATAAGCGGTTTCCCGCAGTTTTTGCACGCAGCAACATCTGTATCCTTCATAGGAAGTGGTTTAAGGCCGCTGCGGCGGCAGATTGATTTAACTGTATTTTTGGACATGAGCAGCGATTCCGCAATTTCTGCATATGGCTGTCCCTGCTGGTACAGTGTCAGGACTGCCTGTTTCTTTATCTCCGGTGTCATATCGATTCTCCTTTCTCATTACCACTGCAAAATAATATAAATCATATAGATTTTCTCAATCCTGTCACCAAGTAGCATGTGCCCAAGCCCTGGGCGCAGCTAAACGGGTAAAGACCGGATTACCTGACAGAAGTTGTTTTGCTTTCCGCCTATTTTCTGTCCTTTATTTCTAGCTCCAGCCTGAGCAGATGCCTGCAAAGTTCGTCTGCCTCTTTGGCTGTTTTATAGTCCCCATTTTTTAATGCTTCATAGAAAGCTTCCCGTAGAAACGTGGTCAGACTGTTACAGTCAAGTGTGATATCTACATCAGCCTGCAGCAGTATTCCAGACACTTTTTCTATAATCAGCGCATCTATGTTTTTCATACGACAGTATTCTTCGCGGGGATAGCATTCATTTATAAAAGCAATGATTCTTTCGTTTAGCATGGCTATGCTGCCCAGCAATGAAATAGCCTGGTTAGTAGTTGTTCGCATAGTTGTCTCCTTTGGATTAGATTAATTACTAAAAATTGAATCAAGCAAAACGGCTTTCCTGTTCTGGGTTCTGTCTGCCCGTTTAGCTGCGCCAGAGGTTTGAGCACAGTCAGATGATCTAGCACAGCATGTCTCCTTCGCCTCCCTGACGGATAAGTTCTTCCAGTTCTTCAGCAGTGATTACCGCAAACAGTCGTGGCTGTTTATCAAAAGCTGCGCGGATATGTTCCAGCAGATGCTGCTTTCTGTCTGTGTCCGGCACAATCCAGACAGTTAAGGGAAAGACACCTGATTCTTTCTGTTCCAGACCACTGCGGTAATACTGGTGGTATCTTCTGCATTTTTCTATCACTTTGGTGGGCGATTCCGTATCGAGGTCAATTTCCAGAAACCAGCGGTCTTCATATTCACCGGATACCGTAATGGCATAAAGGTCAGGTTTAAGGGAAAGGCATATTCCTCTTTCACTGTAAGACCGCCAGCATTCCGGCTCCGGCTGTAACTCAGCCAGCTCCATCTGATATTTACGGCATAGTTCCGTAAGCTGTATGGAAACTTCGGCAACTGCAAGGGTGTGTGCCAGAAAATAGGGGGAAGGCTCAAAGAAACGTCTGTTTGCCGCCTCCTTCTGGTCATGTAGCCGCAGTAGTCGTTCTCCGGCATGGGAAAGATACCAGATAAGCGAACCCGACCCAGCCCTCACTCCGCCAATCCGCCGGGATAAAGTGTCAATCAGTCCTAATTCTTTTAGCTTTTTGAGGCAGCGGCTGGCAGCTCTCAGGGCGGCGGTAGAAGTAGCAGTCTCCGTGAACACCAGTCTCTGCACCTGCCCCGTCATCAGGTAGCGGTGCCGCTGGATAGCAAGAAGCGCCTTCTTATCTTGGGCTTTCAGGCATGCGTCCAGTTCCTCAAGCTGCCGACGGGAAAGCCGGTGCCTCCCACCAGCGGGAGTATCAGTAGCAGAAGGGGGATTACAATATGAATCGCATACCTTATATCGGGAAAAGTCCGTAAGCTGGGGCTTTCTGGGTTCTGTTTTACTGTCCTGGCTGGTCATACGGTTAGTCATAAGCGCTTCCTCCTTCCAATAGCTGCGCCCTCCCATTCCTCTTCGGGAATACATCCATCGGCAAACATTTTGAGGTATTCTTCTTCAACCTGGCTGGAGGGTATGCCATAAGCTGATTGGCTCAGGGCTTTAAGCTCGGCCGCCTCCCTGATGGCGGGGTTGGGCGGTAGAGTGCGCCCCCTCACCCAGCCGGTATTACGTCCGCCGGACTGGAATGAAGTATAAATCTCATAACGTGGTAAGCTCATAAAATCTTCTGGCGTCAGTTCTGGTGCCATCGCCGCAAAATCTTTTGCATCCTTAGCATTTAATCCGAACACAATTTTGTTCCTGGCATTCGCATCAATTCCTGCCCGTATTTCTGTAGGCAGCTGGTCGCGGTACTGATGAGCCAGTGTCAGTGCCATGCCGAGTCCTCTGGCCTGGGCTAATGCGTCCGACAAGTCTGTAGGAAGGCTGAGGTAATTCTGCAGCTCATCTATATACTCCAACAATGTGCCTGCGCTCCGGCGGCACGTTTGCCCGCGAAAGTGCCAGTGTCCAGGTTAAGCCGACAATGAGGCTGCCGATGAGCCGGGCTGATTCACTCCCTATCAGACTTTTGTTCAAGGGTACGAGTACAATTCTGCGTTTATGGAACAGGTCTGTCAGATTGAACTTTGGTTTTGCCTGTCCGAGGACACTGCGCAGCCCTTTGCGGAATAAGAGCTGGCGCAGCTTGTTTAGGACAGGTTCGATCCACTGGCGGCGCTCAGTCTCCCTAAGGGCATCAAACTGCTCCCAGAATGGGCAAAGAGCAACTTTGTCTTTCACCTGGCCGGTGATTTTTTGGCGAAAAACGTCATCTGTGAGTAAAGGCGGCAGCCAGAGAAGTGTAGCGCCGTCTATATCCGCCAGTGTTATCAAGGCAGCGCTGAGCACATCCTGGATCCTTACACCCCATGAGTCTGACCATATTTCTTTCAGGACACCCAAAACGGCATCGGCAATTAAAGCCGGATTTCCATAGTCCCTGAATGCCAGAGGGTTAAAGCCTGCCGGGCAAGGATCGGATGGGTCGAGTACTACCACCTCATCTGTCCGCTTTTCTGGAATTCTAGCCAAGATATCATTAACCATATCTGTTTTGGGATCAATGACGAGTACACTCCGTCCAGCCCTGATATCCGCTAAAATCAGATGCTGCATCGCTGTGGATTTACCGCTGCCCGTCGGTCCGATCAAATGTACGTGTTCCAGTCCATCACGTGGAGAGATACTGAGTTTTTTAGGTGCTGCGATATCCATGCTGATGGCGAAACTGCGGTCATTCTGTAAATTAGTTGTAGTCCTGTACCATTCAGGCGGCAATGTCAGTTTAGGGTGAAGTCCCGGAAGTCCGGGCAGTTCTTCCTCGCCTGTCGGAAGTAGCAGGAAGTTTGCCAGTTCTTTAATTGATAATCGTAAAGGGAAGTGCCAGGGGATATGGGCAGTGTTGAGATGAATGGGGTTTTCTACTTCTTCACTGATTCGTACCCCGGCGGATTCCAAGACTTTAAGGGCACTGATGATACTTCGACAGTGCGTAGCGGCTCCGCTTCCAGCAGATCCAATCCGTACTATAGTCTGGAAAGCCTGCTGTTCGGCTTTCTCTCTGATGGTTTTACGTCTCTCTGCTGAGGCTTTTTCTACATCTCCAAGTATGACACTGAGCCACGAGGCATGGGGGTCAGACAGGTTGTTCGAAACTGGGGAGGGGGCATAAGCCCGTCCCAGAATTACCTGTAATACCGTTTCTGCATCTCCCTTACTTTCTGACAGTGCCGCCAGTCCTGCCCGTACCACCGCTTTGGTCATGTCCGTCCGAAGCGATAGTGACGGATGACTGATTTTGAGCTGTCTTGCAGTATCGACTAAAGAACGGTCATTTACACGGATGTTGCTAAACTGGACTTCCCCATGTGCTTTAAAGACTGCTTCAATACTGTGAATGTATTGCTGGTCAGCTCCCAGAAGATAACTGACTGTACCTTTTCTCCCTCTTACTTCTAAGATGACTGCTCCACGGGGCGAGAGGGCGGCCAGATGGGAAAGAACTTCCCAGACAGTTTCCAGTTCATAAGGTCTGTGTAAGTAGACCTCCCTCCAGCAGATGTTTTCTATTTTGTGTTTTCTCATAACCCACTCCTTTCTGCTACCATTTTCCCATGCCGCTGCGGATGAACTTCCAGATGCGCCAGCCGATAATGATAGCAAGCAATATGGCGGCAATAATTAGCAGTACCGGCCAGATTTCTATCAGAATGTTGATGCCTGCGCGGATTAAGAGAATACTGAGCAGGAAGATAAAAGCACATTCCAGCAGGCGGTTTAATAATCCTTTGGGCTCCAAGCATTACACCTCCTTTTTTATGGCTTTATCACTGTAATGCGGTACAGGATAGCCCGGAATTATGATGTCGGAATCAATCTCATTCCCCCAGACATCCCAGTCAAAATGATGACAGCGACGACGGGCGAATAGTTCAAGATAAGGTCCGTCGGACAAACGTTCGATTAAAGCAAACTGCTCTTCTGGCTTATGGCTGTGTTCCTGCTGTGGAGCGAATAGCCAGTTGGGTTGGGCATGGAATTTGACAGGAGCTTTCCCACGGGTGGCAAAGAGAAGTGTTTCACTGGCATTGCGAACATAGTTTCCTAGTCCAAGACGTGGTTTGATCCAATAAATCGGACTGCGGAAAGTAAATCCCCAAGCCTTAATGACATCCAGTCCTTCTTGCAACAGGCCATTTGGCACCCATAGATATAGGTGGGCATTTTCTTCACATAAACTAGCCACTGGCATAGCTTTGATGCGGTCAACTGGCATCAGTTCATAATGGCTTTCTGCACTGCGTCTGTTGTATTTTCCCCTTTGATTTATGTCCCAAGGCGGGTCAGCCATGACTGTCTTATATTTCTTGATAGAGTGATTTTTGTATTCTGCGCTGGTAATAATTTTTTCCATGTAATCTCCTTTCTGATTGAATGGCTTTTGACGGTAGTTTAGCCAAAAGCCATTCAAAACAAAAACATAGGCTGTAACAGTTTCTTTTGCGATAAGACATGTTATAACAGATGTAAAAACATCAATAAGGTGTTATAAATAATGATGTTGTAATAATGTCTTAAAGCTGTTGACGAAAGCACAGTTGTCATCTTTTCCTGCTGCTATGTCCGTCCCAGAGATTGCCTTCACGGCAAGCTTCGTTGAGCATGGAAAGATAAGTGTCAAAGCTCTCGGCCTGTAGGATAAACTGGTCCTCCAGCGCTTTCTCCAGCTCCCGGTTTTCTTCCTGCATTTGTGCGTATCCGCTATAGTAAGACAACAGGATAATAGCTAGCAGTAGGAAGATGCCTAGCACCACCAGAATGATAGCACATACCAT